ACCCAAAACCCCTATACACCTGTGCCGAAAATGTTACCTTCCCCTAGCGAGCAGGCAAGTGCTCACGCAATTTGGTTAAGTGGCACACCCCGGAAACGTCCGGGGTGTGTTCGTTTGTGTCGAAAATCGACACACCGGGTGTCGGATATTGGGCAAATGTGTCGACTTAAGTTACTGGTTTTCAGCAACAGTGTCGATAATGTCATATATTTTCCTTACGCAAGGGAGACTACTCTCTCTCTCTCTCTCTCTCTCTCTCTCTCTATAGGGAGACTTGAAATCGACATTCCGACATAGATGAAGGCGCAAGCCTTTATTGATTCTCGTTGCGCCCGCATGTACCTTCGCCAGCACTATGAATGAAATACCTAAGGACCTTCACTTCGAAGGTGACAAGCTCATCCGTGGCATTGAGCAATTATCGAAGGCGGTCAAGTCTACTCTTGGCCCGAGCGGGCAGACTGTACTTATCGAAAGCCCCAACCATACGCATGGTATTACGGTCACCAAGGACGGCGTCACTGTGGCTAAGGCTGTGGACCTGTTGGACCCTGTCGAGAACTTGGCGGTACGTATGATGAAGGAAGCGGCGGACAGGACGGCTAGTGAGGCGGGCGATGGTACTACTACGAGTATTGTCTTGGCGGAAGCTTTGGTCAAGGGTGGTCTCACTGCGCTCGACGATGCCAACAAGACGGATATGTTGCGGGAGCTTGTTGCTCTTACCAAAGACGTCCTTGCGGAGCTCGACCGGCGGAGTCGGCGGCTGACCAAGAAGCACTTGCGTAGCGTGGCTACTATCTCTGCCAATAATGACAAGGGCATCGGGAAGCTTATCGCTGACGTGTATGGCAAGGTGGGCAAGGACGGTGTTGTTACGGTTGAGAAGAGTATGACCAGCGAGACGGGCTTCAGCGTTACGCATGGCCTCAAGCTCGACCGTGGTTATGCCAGCGAGCTTTTCATCAACGACCAGAGCCGCGACGAGTGTGTCTTGGAGGGCTGCCACGTTATGGTGTGCGACGGCGACGTGAGCAACATCCTTGCTATTGAGAACGTCTTGGCTCCTATTATTCGGGAGGGGAAGAAGCTACTTATCGTGGCTCCGTGCAGCACTCACGTGGTCAATACCCTTGCTGCCAATGTGGTCAAGAAGGGCCTCAAGGTCTGCGTGGTTCCGCCTCCCAACTTCGGATACAAGCAGCACGAGCTTATGCAAGACCTAGCCGTCACTGTTGGGGCCACCTACTTCTCGGAGCGTACTGGCGACGACCTGTCTTTGATTGGCTTCGACGACCTTGGGTATGCGGACCGCGTTGTTGTTAGCCGCAGCGAGACCATCATCGTCAAGGACGAGCGTGCCGATGGCGTTGATACGCGCATCGCTGAGTTGCAGGAGGCGTACAAGCTGGCTAAGAAGAAAGGGGACAAAGAGTTCATCAACCAGCGCATCGCTGGCCTCGTCGGTGGTGTAGGAGTGATTGAGGTTGGGGGCCATACTGACCTAGAGCAGAAGGAGTTATACGATAGGGTCGACGACGCTGTGTGCGCCGTTCGTGCTGCTATGCAAGACGGCGTCCTTCCCGGCGGTGGGGTCACCCTATACAACGTAAGTCGCTGGTTACTAGACCGTAAGGGCCCTGCGGCTGAAGTGTTGCGTGAAGCTTTGTGCGCACCCATGGACCAGATAATGGCTAACGCTGGTTCGAGCTACGACTACACTATGTGCGACGACGGGTGGGGCTACGACGTAAAGACGGGTCAGTATGGCGACCTTGTCGACATGGGCATCATCGACCCTACGCGCGTTACCAAGACGGCTTTGCAGAACGCGGTCAGCGTTGCGGTCACCATCTTGAGCACCAAGGCTATCATTACACTTGCACGGGCATGAGAGAGAAGATTGAGCTTTGGTTGGCTGCTATCGACAGCAAGGCCATTTTCGCCGATGGTTTCGACGACGCCATCCTTGGCCTCACTGAGGTTGAGGACGGGTGGCGCGTGTGCTACGATATCGGGCGCATCCTTGAGATACTTGTCGTTGACCATGACATGGAGTCCGACGAGGCGGTAGAGTACTTTGACTTTAATATCGGGGGCGCGTATGTGGGCCCTCTCACACCACTATTCATACAATGCGTCCAATAGGGAAATACATCGTCATCGACGCCATCAAGGAGGAGACCACCACTAGCAGCGGGTTGCTCTTGAGCGCTGAGGACGCCGACCAGATGCGCTACGGTCGTGGCGTTGTTGTGGCTTCAGGCACTGACGTGACCAGCATCCATGCTGGCGAGGAGTTGTACTACGACAAGCGAGCGAGCTACACCATGTTGATTGATGGTGTTGCGCGTACCATCATTTCGGAGCGCGATGTTGTCGTTGTTCTTCATTGATTTGCATCATCACCTTCCGGTACATCTTATCGGTAAATGAGCAATCTCTTTTGAAGACTGGGTTGTTCTGGTCATCGGTGGGGAACTCTTTGCCATGGAGTATGGCATATGCGTACCCTACTACGCGCTTGGCTTTGTAGGTGAGGTTATAGACCCCGAGTCTCGACTTCGACTCCACCGATACTTTCTCCACCCATCCATTTCGGCGGAGGCGCTCGAAGCGGTCTTTGTCCCACGAGAAGACTTTGTTGAACTCCTTGAACTTCGCTTTGGTGAAGTAGGGCTCGTCATATAGGAACAGCATCATCTCTAGGTCGGGCTGGGTGATGCCGTATTTGGCTTGGATGAAGTAGCGGACTACCCGCCAGTACTTTAAATAGTTCATTGTAATTTGCTGGCACAAGATATCTATCATGCCTAAGTTTCGCACAGTGAGCAAGTCCAAATCGGACGGCGTCAAAAACAAGACAGTCACCTACGCAAAAGGTGGCACCACCGTTACAAAAACCAAGACCAAGAAAAGGGGGGTCGACGGTAAAACTCCTATTAAGAAAAAAAGCACCACGGTTTCGGACCGTGGCCGAACCCTCGCCACAGGTTATAAAATAAAGCAAGGCGGACGCACGACAGATAAAATGAAGACTGCCACTGGTCGTGGTGGCACTTTTGTTGAGACGGAAATGCAGACGAATGCTGGAGCAAAGACTAAGTATCGTCGAACCGCTAATAGTGGAAGTATGACAAAAACAAAAGGCGGCGGAGTCAAAACAAAAGATGGCCGCACCAAGCGCGGCTCCGGAAAGCTTTATAGGGCCGCGATTATGCGCCGCGACATCCCGCTCCCCAAGAGCAGCTTTTGACCCGCAAAGAGTTTGCATACAGAATGGTGTGCCTCGGAATGGTCGGGGCCGCCATCTGTATATTGATAGCTAAGTATGGCAGGTAGGACTAAGAAAAAGAACAAGATTTGCCCTGCGGGCATTGCTTGGGCTAAGCGGACTTTTGACCGTTACCCTAGCGCGTATGCCAACATGGCTGCGAGCAAGTATTGCAAGGACCCTAACTACGGAAAGAAATAATGCCTAAGAAACCTCACAAGAAGACAAAGATTCAGAAGATGCAAAAGCTCCTTATGGTTCCTTATGCAACTGTATCTCCCAAGGGCAGGGACATTCCTTTGCCGCCATCTCACAATCAGGTTATGCAAGGGAAAAAAACTGCGTCCCCGAAAAACCCGAAGCCGGGTCCTTATGAATACTAACGGCAGGCAGGACTAACTACGGAAAGAAATAATGCCTAAGAAAGGATATGGCAAGCCGTGTACGGCTAAGGTGAAGGCTAAGACTATGAAGCCCAAGAAGAAGTAATGGGCGAGCTCAAGAAGTGGCGTGACGAGAAGTGGGTGCGCATCGGTCTCGATGGCAGCATCAAGGGCGAGTGCGGCACGAGCAAGAACAAGAAGAACCCCGACAGGTGCTTGCCCCTGTCTAAGGCAAAGCGTCTGAGCAAAGCCCAGCGGGCCAAGACGGCACGCAAGAAGAAAGCTCAGGGGAAGAGGAAACAGTTTGTATCAAACACGAAGGCCGCAAGGGTTAGTCGTAAATAATTATTTTTGAGCATGAGTAAGCAAAAGCAAATGTTGGAATGGGTCAAGGCCCGTCGTGAGGCAATCCGGAATAAGACTGCCATCCCCCCTCGTCCCAACCGTGCGTCTAAGTAAGATTCTAAAGTTCCTTTCGCGGCGCATTCCGCGAACGGTTTTGAAAATCGCCTTACGTAAGGCGGGAAAAGCTATTAGACGTGCCCATACCCGACGGGACAAAATTTCACGGCGTCGCCCCGAGCGTTGACACTACGGACCGTGGCAGTGCCAATCGTGACGCTTTGCGCGATGCGTACACCATCGAGGACGTACGCCAGACGAGTGCGGTTCCTTTTTTCGTTACGGCCACCCCGGGCGGGAGCCTAACGTATACGGACCCAGCGAACACCATCGACGTTTCTTGGAGCGGCGGTTCGGGCACATATACCATTACTGTCCCTACTGCTGTTGAGGCTGAGTATCGCCTTATCCGTGTTGTCAACGACGGTACGTTCCCTGTCGGGGCGAGCCACAAGGTTGTCATCGTGGCTTCTGGCGGCGGCACTATTGATGGTGACGTCGCGGGCTATGAGATTAACAAAGCATATAACGGCGTTACCCTCTGGTCGAACGGCACGGAGTGGATTGTTATCCAAGCAAAAGCACACTGATGGCAAGTAAGAAAGATATGCCTTGCAACAAGCCTCGTCCCAGTACGAGCGCTGGCAAGAAGAAAATGGTCAAAGCTTGCGAGGGCGGCAAGGAGAAGATTATCCATTTCGGGGCCAAGGGCTACGGGCACAACTACAGTGCTGCTGCGCGTAAGAGTTTCAAGGCTCGACACAAGTGTGGCACTGCCAAGAGCAAGCTTACGGCCCGGCACTGGGCGTGCAAGAACTTGTGGGCCGGCAAGGGCGGAAGCACTAAGAGCAGCCCTAAGGGAAGAAAGGGAAAGTATTAACTTAGGTGCATGAAAAGCAAAGGACTGGGCGATACTATTGAGAAGGTCACCAAGGCTACCGGCATCAAGAAAGTTGTCGATAAGGTATCTGGCGATAGGGACTGCGGTTGCGGTCGTCGCAAGGACAGTCTAAACCGAATGTTCCCATACAGCTAATGGCATATCAAAAGTTACAAGTCGAGCGTGCGCTCACTGTTGTCCCGAGCGACACTATTAACATCCCGAATGTTGCGGGTCCTTCCGTTAGCGGCACTACTGACGGCGCTGTCCCGAGCAAGCTTGTCGACAGCACGGCTGCGTTCACTTCCAGCCTAGTGGGCTTTATTGTGTACAACACCACCGACGGCACGTCTGCTGTGGTTCGTTCTGTCGATAGCGCTACGGTCCTTACTATTTCGGCCAACATTATGGCCGCGTCTGAGGACTACGTCCTCTACGCCGACGACAATCAAGGCTGCGTCTTGTATGCTGGCAATACGGGCAACGTGCGTGTTTTGACTGCTGGCAACGACGACGTCACGTTCGTGGGCATCCCTGCTGGTTCTTTCGTTCCTGTTCAGGTCAAGCGTGTTTTCGCTACGGACACCACGGCTACGGACATCCTAGCCCTGTGGTGACATGTGGATTGCGATACAGAACGCCGTCGGCGCCCGTCAGGGCGTAGGCGGGGGACCGGGGCCCACCCCTCCTCCGTACACGCCGCCTTTGGACAGCGTTACTGCCGCTGTAGCGTATAGCGTCCGCAAGCTCAACTCTACGTACAGCGGTGACTGCATGTTGGTCCGCCGCGTCAGCGATGGTGCTACTCAAGGTATTGGTTTCGATAGCAATGGCCTTATCGACGTCAATGCTTTGGCTACGTTTTCTGGTGGCAGCGAGCTTACGGTCAAGACGTGGTATGACCAATCGGGCGGTGGCTTTGACCTTGAGCAGTCGAACGACGCGTACCTACCCACCATCTATGATGGAGCCGCCGTCACGACAAGCACAAGCGGCAAGCCTTGCGTCCGTATCTTCCGCACCGCACTCGGCGGTCCCGGCGAGTGGTTGATAACCGACCCGGTCAGTCTTTCTACGGCTGGCGACATGGACGTGTTCCTTGTCTTACATGGTCCTCTCACTAGCGGTGGCGACCGGTACTTCTGGAACAGTCAGGCCGGGCCCACCACTAGTGGAGCTAGGTGGGGTCTTGCTTACAATACAAACACTTACGTTCAGCAACCCGGACCGGCAACTTCCGTTCAGATACCGAGCACCCCCGTTCCTGACAACCTTCAGTTTATTCTGAACGCTCAGTTTAATCCAAGTGGGAACATCAATACTTTGGTTGGCAACGGGACTGAGTTTGGGACTTATGTTTCAAGTACAACCTATCGCACGGACCCATACAACGTCGCACTAGGCGCACGGGTAAACGGGACTGAGGGCTACAACACTTTTGATATCTCGGAGATTATCCACTTGCCGAACTACGGGGTCTCGAATAACGAGAGTATCAATAACAGTATCAACGACTACTACCAGTTCACCAACCTCCCGTATTACTCTAGCGGGTTCTTGGCTGACTACAGTGGCGCTGCGGCAGCATACAGCGTTCGTAAGCTTAGCAACACGGCTATTAAGTGCATGAGAGTAAGGAAGGATGCTCCTCCTTACGACGAGCTTGACATCGGCTTCACTGCCGGGGGTGACCTTGACGAGGCAGCCATCGTAGCGTTCGGCGGCTCAGATGTTCTTACGGTCTCCCGGTGGTACGACCAAAGCGGACAGTCAAACCACGCTACTCAGATTACTCCGGTCAATCAGCCGCAGATTTACGACGGTACGGCGGTCACAACATTGAATGGCAAGCCATCTGTGACATTTAGCGGCGCCACCTTTATGACCTACACAACGTGGTCACCTTCAAGTGAATTGTCTGCTTTTTGGGTAGCACAAAATGAAGCTACTACATCTTCATGGACACTAATCGGCCCAAATAATAACCAATGGGCGCCAATAAGCACATCGCAGTTTAGGACGCGCATTAACGGTTTCTATACTTGGGCTTGGTCTGTCGCTTCGGGTGCGCAATATTTAGCTGCATTGATTAGAGACGTTAATGATGATGCTGAATTTCATTACAACGGCAATACGAGCAGCACAACAAGAAATTTCACCGATACTGTTACGCTCAATGCGTTGAGCAATAGTTCCAATGGTTTGGACGGAGGGATACAAGAGGTTGTGTTTTGGTCGGCTGACCAATCCAGCAACCGCACCGCCATCGAGACGAATATCATGACTTACTACTCTATCCCATGAGCATAGTCTACCTCCCCGTCGACGGCATCCCCGATGAGATGACCAGTGCCGAGCAGGCGCTGGCTATCGACGAGCAGTGTTGGAACCTGTACAGGCCGGCGAGCATCCAAGACCCCAACGACGCTACGCGGCAGTTGTTCCCTATCTCGATTCGCCCTAGCGACGATATGGCTGCTATCGTAGGTGAGACTACGGAGCAGGTATACATCAGTCCTGAGGTGGACTTGACCGTTTTGCTGTCTATCCTCCCTAATGTTACCGATGAGGAAAAGGCGTTGCTTACGCTGTACGTCGAAGCGAATAAAGGAGGATACGTACCTTTCGAAAACCTCATCCCCCCCAGCTCTGTCCAGCTCACCGAAGCCGAGGCTATCGCCGAGGGCTGGCCCGACCCTAACGTAGACCCAGAATAATGGCAATCATACCATCAAACCAGAAGTTCCACACGCTCAACGCGGACACCCCTACGGTAGAGCGTGGCTCTGCGCAGGCCGACGGCTTGCGGGAGATTTACACCATGCAGGATATCATCGACAGTGTCGGTGGTGGTGGTGGGGGAGCTACCGAGGGTGAGAAGATAGACTTTACGGTACGCGACGCTGCGTATGCTGCCACTGGCGACCACGAGGGTACCGACCTAAAGATTGGTGGTGCTGCGAGCGTTGCTGCTGGAACGGTGTACTACTGGAACGGCGATTGGGCTGCTGCGGACAACACTGCTGTAGGCACCTCTACGGGCATGATTGCTGTGGCTACTGATACGGGTACGGCTGTGAACATGATGAAGGACGGCATCATCCAGCTTTCCGCTAACCCTGCCGGAGCTTCTGCTGGCGACGTCCTCTACGTCGGTACCAGCGGTGCCCTTACCATTACTCCTCCTACGGGGACTGGAGAGGTTGTTCGGGTAGCTGGGTATACTATTGATACGGCTGGACTTATCTACTTTGACCCCAGTGCTGACTGGATTGTCCTTGCGTAATGGCTCTTGCTCGTCAATCTTCTGGTGTTTCAGTTGTCAGAACGTCTAGTATTTCTGGTGCTACTACGACTCCACATCAATATAAAAGCGGTGTAGAAGTGCAGTGGCTCGACCTTGAGTTCGACCCTTCTATAGACGCGAACTCCAACAACGGCCCCGGCGGAATGTATTTTGCTGTAGTAAGGGACACTACAGGAGCCGTTTATCAAGACATCTATACTCTTCCCACAGCAAACGACGCGGGCAGGACACTTGATTGGGAAAGCGCATCCGGTTCCGTAGGAGGTCTGACAGTAATAACAGTAGCAGACCCAGACCCGGGTCGTGGAAATCCGTTCGACCCCGCTACAACTTCTGTTCGGATGCGAATTTTAGGCTCGCGTCTTGTTTCTTACACAAGTGCAAATTTTGGAGGCAGAAAACTTACAGACATACACAACTGGAAAGCACAGTACAGTGGGTTTGATTCTTTTTTCTATGAGCCTCCAATGTCTACTTGGTCGGCTAACGACGAGCCGAACTGGGAGGAGTGGTATGCGACTCCGTCCAGAACCCAAAATATGTTCTCTCGTTGGGAGCTCATGAATTCCACCAAGCTTCTTAATTGGTCTCCAGACGTAGGAAACTATGACGGCTGGTTCAGGAGTACTGATAGTCTTACTCAACCTATTGCTGCGGCTTGGAACTTGCAGCCTTTATCAGGAGAGTTAGACTATACCGGTCTTTTCTCAAGTGCGCAGTCTATTATACTCTGGGATTCGGGAGCTTGTCCAACCAAGGCTGAAAATATGTATATCGGCTCCAACATTACTGACGCGCAGGTGTCAACACAAATCCTGTACTGGGATGGGTTGTCGACAATAAATTCAGGTGTTAATGCCTCCTTATGCTTTAGCGTTACTCCAACTACACCAAGGAGCATGAACATCGCCAGCTACAATGCTGCTTACAACGCTTACTTGAACCTGCAAAACACCCACGGCTGGAATTGGGGCGGAACTATTTCGTGGACACCATAAAATGCAGCTTCAGTACATTTACATAGGCGGGGGTCACAATTCCTACAAGGTGGTGTTTGAGGCTCCTGATTATGAAAGGAACGCATCATGCCTAATGCCATTAGTTTATTCGAAATCCTCACCCTTGCGGGCGCTCTGATAGGTGTATACTTCAAGCTCCAGACGGAGGTGGGCAAGCTCAAGGGCCGCATCGCCATGCTGGAGAAGCAGGAGCTACAGGTGATGAGTATGCTGGAGAAGCTGGTCACTGCTGTCGACGAGCTGAAGATTCTACTGGCACAGAAGGGAATCAAGTGAGGGAGCTCAAGCGCATCATACTGCATTGCTCTGCCACCCCGGAGGGGCGTGACGTCACCACCGAAGAGATTCGCCGCTGGCACACCTCGCCACCGAGGAACTGGCGGGATATTGGATACCACTATGTTATCAGACTCGACGGAAGTATTGAGCAGGGCCGACCTCTTGACCTCGCTGGCGCCCACGTCCGTGGGCACAATAAAGATTCTGTTGGTGTGGTGTACATTGGCGGTACTGATGCTGACGGCAAGCCGAAGGACACGATGACGCACCAGCAGCTTTTCAGCCTGTACAAGGTGGTCACCTCGCTAAGGAATCTTTTCGGACCTTTGACCTTGCACGGGCACAACGAGTTCAGCAATAAAGCGTGTCCGTCATTTATCGTATCAGAAAAACTCCCTTATCTTGTTGACCATGATTGACTTCATCACCGAACACTGGATTGAGCTGCTCATCGCCGCGATGGCTTTTATTAAGGTTATCGTCAATCTCACTCCAACGGATTCTGACAATGCTGTATTTGGCTATATCGATATCCTTATTACTGCTATTACTGGCGACCGTCGTAAGAATGGCTAAGATTAGTAGTCCTAACGGGGAGTATCCCATAGTTGCGCCGGGCACTGGTGACAAAGTCATCGGAACCGACGTCAGTGATGGTAATGCGACCAAGAACTTCACCATTGATGGTATCGCCTCTTTCGTTATTAATGAGAACGGGGTGGTCACTTCCGTTACGGGAATCAATGGTGTTAAGGTCACCACCTCTGACGGAGCTGTCACTGTTGGTCTTGAGAACCTTGAGCTCGGCCCCCCGTTCACGCTTCAGCCGGGCACATATACCTTCTCTGAGGTTACCGTAGATGCCTATGGTCGCGTTACGGCTATTAACAACGGCACCCCGGTGGTCACCCTGAACGGTCTTGACGGGAATATCACACTCGCGCCCGGACCGAACACCATTATTACTGATGACGGAAATAGCGTTATCACCATTGAGTCTACTGGTGGTGCCGGCCCCGGCGGTACGGTCACTCAAATAGACACGGGCATTGGTCTTACCGGAGGTCCTATTACGGCTACGGGTACCATCGACCTTGAGGCGCTACCCGCTCCTCTTGTTCCGGGCTCATACACCAACGCCAACGTCACTGTCGATGCGTACGGTCGCGTTACAGATGTCAGCAACGGCGACGGTCAGCCCGACCAAGACTTGCAGTCGGTACTTACGGTGGGCAACACCGCTAACGACTCCATCTCCCTTACGGGTGTGGGCAATTCTTTTGTAGCTCTCCAAGGCAACGTCCTCGTTCAGGACGCTACGTGGAGCTCCTCGGGTCAGGGATACAACCTACAGGTTACCAACCAGCTTGAGCTGTTGGGCAATGTTCTGGACAACAGCAGCTTTGCTGGTACGACGGGACAAATCCTTGTTAAGGACGACGCCCTCCCCGGAGTGGTTTGGCAGGACCAAACGGTGCGTTCTGTTCGCGTTCAGATTGATGCAGCTACCATCGCGACGCTGGGTGGTTTCGGCACGGGCGTTGCTCTTGTCCCCTCCCCGGGTGCGGGCAACGCGGTACTTGTTATTGCGGCTTCGTTCTCTTATGGATATGTCGCTCCCACATACAATGTCACTGGCAACTTTGGCCTGTACACAAACACCTCTGGCGCCCAGTTTACTACGCCGGCTTCTGTGCTGAATTTGCCAGCCTCTACGGCTCGAGCTATGACACAAACGTCAGCGCCTCTTATGAACGACGCTGCTTCTTTAGACTTTTACTTGGACGGCGTTGTCAACACTCCGGGCGGTGGCGATATCACACTTGACATTACGTATCGTATTGTTGCGTTGTGACGGACATCAGGAAGGTTTGTTTTGGTCCTAACTATAAGGACTCTATGTGTTACGTGGTGGGGCAGCCGGTTCTCGGTGGGTCCCACCATGTGCATTTAATTAAATACAACGAGGAGACCGGGGGTATCCTCATCTATATTGAAAGTGGTGACATCGTGGTTTTGTGGAAGGAGTTCACGATGATGCCCACTTCAGTAGAATACAATATCAACTTTTGAGAGCGGTCAATCAATTTGTAGTTCGGGGACACAGATACAACAATACCAAGGGCGACCTCATCGTAAGTACGAGTGAGGAGGACCACCGCTTCGCAAACCGTGAGGGGGAGGTTGTAGCCCTTCCGTTGGGCTATGAGGGTCCCATTGCCATCGGCGATACGTTGCTTGTGCACCACAATGTGTTCAAGTACTACAACGATATGAAGGGCCGTAGGAAGAGTGGTAGGAGCTTTCTGAAAGACGACCTATTCCTTGTTGACTTCGACCAATTCTATATGTGGCGCTCGTCTGGCGAGTGGCATCCCCACGATAGGTATTGCTTTGTGCAGCCTGTACCCCCTGAAGAATCTATCATCTTCAAGCCGTTGACAGAGGAACCTCTGGTCGGTATAATGCGATTTCCCAATGATTATCTTTTGTCCCAAGGAATTGAGTCCGGGGATATGGTAACCTTCAAACCTGATAGCGAGTACGAGTTCACTGTCGATGGGGAGAAGTTGTATCGGATGTTCGACCACCAAATAACATGCAAGATTCAAGAAAGCTAAAGGAACGCATTATCGCGGCGGGGCGCGTAGCGGTTGAGCAGCTCATCAAGGTTGCTCAGGAAGACATACTCAAGCCCGGCGAAGACGATGACCTTGCGGCGGACAGACTGAAGAATGCGGCAGCTACTAAGAAGCTTGCCATCTTCGACGCTCTGGAGATTTTGAATCGCATAGACTCCGAGGAGGAGGAATTGGAGTTGGACACAACCCAGACGGAAACGAAAGTGGGTTTTGCAGAACGACGGTCCAGATAAGCTATATACCGTAGTCAAGGGTCTTGTATCCAAGACGGTATTGAAGAACAAGAACCGCGCTAAGACGTGGCTCTACGGTTACAACGAGAAGTATGACATCGTGGTCATCTCCAAGACCGGACAGGTAGGAGATATCATAAACATCAACGGTGTTAATATCGCCCTGCCCCCGGCTCCCAAAGACCTGCCGGACGGCAAGAACCGTTGGGTACGTCAGGAGCTCCCCAAGGAGCTGAGCCGCATACAGAGCATCTTCCAGTGGAACGATATGCCCAAGGCGTTCAAAGCCAACTGGGTAGACTATATCGAAAGCGAGTTCGACCGTCGCGAGGACGGCCACTGGTTCTACAACAACGGCGTACCCACGTACATCACGGGTGCCCACTACATGTATTTGCAGTGGACGAGTATCGACGTAGGGTATCCAGATTTCCGTGAGGCGAACAGGATATTCTTTATCTTCTGGGAAGCGTGCAAGGCGGACCCTCGCTGCTTCGGTATGGCGTACCTCAAGATTCGCCGCTCTGGTTTTTCGTTCATGGGTTCGTCGGAGTGCGTAAACACTGGCACACTAGCGAAAGATTCACGGGTTGGTATACTCTCTAAGACGGGTGCGGACGCCAAGAAAATGTTCACCGACAAGGTGGTTCCCATTGCGAACCGCCTTCCATTCTTCTTCAAACCGATACAGGACGGCATGGATAAGCCGAAAACGGAACTGGCGTTTCGTATACCTGCTTCGAAGATTACAAAGAAGAACATGTACGATGTGGAGGACGAAGAGATTTTCGGACTGGACACGACCATCGACTGGAAGAACACCGACGACAACTCCTACGACGGAGAGAAGCTCCTCCTCCTCGTCCACGACGAGAGCGGAAAGTGGATTAAGCCCAACAACATCCTCAACAACTGGCGAGTTACCAAGACGTGCTTGAGGCTCGGTAGCAAGATTATCGGCAAGTGCTTGATGGGCTCGACGTCTAACGCTTTGGCTAAGGGCGGCTCGAACTTCAAGAAGCTATACGAAGACTCCGACCCCAGCGTACGCAACGCCAACGGTCAGACTAGGAGCGGCATGTATTCCCTCTTCATTCCTATGGAGTACAATATGGAGGGGTTTATAGACCAGTATGGTCACCCCGTGTTCCGTGCTCCTGAGAAGCCCATCAAAGGCGTCGACGGGGAGAAGATTAAATCTGGCGCTATCGACTACTGGGAGGCGGAGGTAGAGAGTATGAAGAGCGACGCTGACGCCCTTAACGAATTTTACCGTCAGTTTCCGCGCACCGAGTCGCATGCTTTCCGTGACGAGAGCAAGCAGAGCTTGTTCAACCTCACCAAGATTTACCAGCAGATAGACTACGCCGATAGCCTTGTCAAGGAGCACTACCTCACGCGCGGGTCGTTCCGTTGGGAGAACGGCGTCAAAGACACGAGGGTTATTTTTAGTCCTGATAAGCGTGGCAGGTTTAATGTATCGTGGTTCCCCAAGTCGGGTATGCAGAACCGATGGTTAGAGAAGCGAGGCGTAAAGTATCCCGGCAATGAACACCTTGGCTCTTTTGGATGTGACTCCTACGATATTAGTGGTACTGTGGGTGGTGGTGGTTCTAATGGTGCTCTTCACGGAATGACCAAGTTCCACATGGACGATGCGCCTACGAACCAGTTCTTCTTGGAATATGTCGCTAGGCCACAGACGGCAGAGATATTTTTCGAGGAGGTGCTTATGGCGTGCGTTTTCTATGGCATGCCCATCTTGATTGAGAACAACAAGCCTAGGCTACTATACCACTTCAAGAACCGTGGGTACCGTGGGTTCTGTATGAACCGTCCGGACAAGCATCTCAACAAACTGAGCAAGACCGAGCGCGAGCTGGGTGGCATACCCAACAGTAGCGAGGACGTTAAGCAGGCTCACGCCGCAGCTATCGAGAGCTACATAGAAAAGCATGTGGGCATAGATATGGAGGGTGCGTTCCGCGACCCCGGCGAGATGGGCGAGATGCCTTTTGTTAGAACACTAGAGGATTGGGCTCGGTTTGATATCAGTAACAGGACTGCTTTCGACGCCACCATAAGTAGTGGGCTGGCTATTATGGCTAACCAAAAGCACCTCTATACTCCTGAGAATAAGAAGACATCAATAAGTATTACCTTGCCTAGGTATAACAATCGTGGTTACAGGAGCGAGTTGAATGAAAGACGTTAAAGTCAACATCTCTAGCGCGGGCTTCCCCAGTCAGTTTGTTTCTGACGCGGAGAAGGCTAGTGACGAGTATGGCCTCATGGTCGGTCAAGCCATTCAGTACGAGTGGTTCAAGAGGGATGGCAACCAGTGTCGCTTCTACAATCAGTGGCGTGACTTCAACCGTTTGCGCCTCTACGCTCGTGGCGAGCAGAGTATCGCCAAGTACAAGAACGAGCTGGCTATCGACGGTGACCTCTCGTACCTCAATCTGGACTGGACGCCTGTACCTATCCTACCGAAGTTTATTGACATCGTAGTCAACGGTATGTCCGAGCGCGTCTTCAAGGTCAAGGCGTACGCTCAAGATGCTTTGTCGCAAGCTAAGCGCAGCAAGTATCAGGATATGATTGAGGGGCAGATGGTCGCCAAGCCTGTGTTGGAGATTATCCAGCAGAAGACAGGCGTCGACCCGTTCACTATGAACCCCGAAGACCTTCCCGGCACCGATGAGGAGTTGCAGGTCTATATGCAGCTCAACTACAAACCGGCTATTGAGATTGCTGAGGAAGAAGCTATCAACACCATCCTTGAGGAAAACCACTACACCGACCTGCGTAAGCGCGTCGACTACGACCTCACCGTATTGGGAATTGGTGTTACCAAGCACGAGTTCCTTCCCGGCTCGGGCGTACAAGTTTCGTATGTGGACCCGGCCAACATAGTGTACAGCTATACCGAGGACCCATATTTCAAAGACTGTTTCTACTGGGGGGAGATTAAGACGCTCCCTATCACGGAGCTTATGAAGATTGACCCGAGCCTCACCAACGAGGACTTGGAAGAAATTAGCAAGTACAGCCAAAGCTGGTACGACTACTACAACGTAGCTCAGTTCTACGAGAACGACATCTTCTACCGCGATACGGCTACGTTGATGTACTTCAACTACAAGACGACCAAGAAGATTGTCTACAAGAAGAAGAAGCTAGAAGGCGACGGAGCCCGCGTTATTGAAAAGGACGACCAGTTCAACCCTCCCGAGGAGATGATGGAGGAGGGCAACTACGAGAAGGTCGAGAAGACCATCGACGTATGGTATGATGGCGTTATGGTGATGGGCACCAACATCCTGCTCAAGTGGGAGGTGGCCCACAATATGGTGCGCCCGAAGTCTGCCAGCCAGCACGCGCTGCCGAACTACGTGGCTACGGCTCCACGTATGTACAAGGGTGTCATCGAGTCGCTTACGCGGCGTATGATTCCTTTCGCCGACCTCATACAGATTACGCACCTCAAGCTCCAGCAGGTTATCTCGCGCACCGTTCCCGACGGCGTGTATATCGACGCGGATGGACTCAACGAGGTCGACCTTGGTGGCGGCAACGCATACAACCCTGAGGATGCCTTGCGGCTATACTTCCAAACGGGTAGCGTTATTGGAAGGTCATACACTCAGGACGGGGAGTACAATCAGGGCAAGGTTCCTATCCAAGAGCTCAATAGCAACAGCGGTGCTGCTAAGACGCAGATGCTCATTGGCAATATGAATCACTACTTGCAGATGATTCGTGACGTAACGGGACTCAACGAGGCCCGCGACGGAAGTACGCCCGACCCGCATAGCCTTGTCGGATTGCAGAAGCTGGCTGCGGCCAATAGCAATACGGCTACCCGCCATATTCTGGACGGGAGCCTGTATATGTTCCGGTCTCTGGCTGAGGCCCTTACGTACCGTGTCAGCGACATCTTGGAGTACGCCGACTTCAAGGACGAGTTCGTAAACCAGATTGGCAAGTACAACGTCAGTATCCTACGGGAGATTAACGAGCTCTACCTGTACGACTTCGGAATCTTCATCGAGGTCAGCCCCGACGAGGAGGAGCGTGCACAGCTTGAGGCCAATATCCAAATGGCTTTGAGTAAGGGTGGTATCGACCTTGAGGACGCTATTGACATCCGTGAGATTAAGAATATCAAGCTTGCCAACCAACTCTTGAAGATTAAGCGTGCCGCAAAGCAGGAGGAGGAGCGTACGTTCCAGCTCCAGCAGCAGCAGATGCAGGCGCAGTCTAATATGCAGTCACAGCAGATGGCTGCGCAGACGGCTATGCAGAAGATTCAAGCTGAGGCCCAAAGTAAGATGCAGGTCAAGCAGGCCGAGATTGCCTTCGAGATTGAGAAGATGCAAGCCGAAGCTCAAGCCAAGGCGCAGCTTATGGACCTTGAGTTCCAATACAACTTGCAGTTGCACGGTATGCAGGAGCAGCAGCTACAGGCGCGTGAGGACAAGCGTGAGGAGGCTAAGTCAAAACGCATTAGTCAACAAAATACTGAGCAGAGTAAGTTGATTGACCAGCGGAAGAATAACTTGCCGCCCATGAATTTCGAGTCGAACGAAGACAGCTTGGACGGCTTCGACTTGGCAGAATTTAGTCCACGATAAATTATAAATAAATGGAAATCAAAGTAAGAGAGATTGGGGAGGTCGAAGCAAAGTCTACGCAGCAAGTTGAACAAGAGCTGCTTGACAAGCACGAGGCAGAAGTCAGCGGCGAGGAGCCCACACCTGAGCCCGAAGAGCCAGCCGGCTTGTCGGAGGATGAGGTGCGGTCGTTTTTGAGCGAGCGCTACGGTCGGGAGATTAACTCTCTTGACGAGCTGAATGAGGCTCGCGAGACGGCACCCGAGCTGCCTGAAGATGTAGCTGCGTATTACAAATACAAGCAGGAGACCGGTCGTGGTCTCGAAGACTTTATGAAGGTGAACCGCAACCTTGAGGAGGCTGACGGAGATTCACTGCTAAAAGAATACCTCCTTATCACCGAAGAAGCCTTTGACGAGGACGACGTGGAGATGATGATGGAGGAGTACAAGTTTGATGAAGACCTCGATGACGAGGCCGAAATCAAAAAGGCTAAATTAGCCAAGAAGAAAGCTGTTGCTAAAGCTCGAAAGTTTTTCGAGGAACAGAAGGAGAAATACCAAGCACCTCTTGAGTCAAGGGGCGCAGGTTCTCTGGAGAACTCCGAAGAGTATCAAGCTTACAAGCAATATGTTGAACAGGCGAAGACTATCCAAGAGGAGCAGAAGCGCAGGAAGGAGTGGTTTGATGAGAAGACCAGCGAGGTGTTCAGTGAACAGTTCAAGGGTTTCGAGTTCAACCTCAACGACAAGTCCTACGTGTATTCTCCCGGTGACCGTGGTGAATTGAAGAAGTTGCAGCAAACTCCCGAAGCTTGGTTAAGCAAGTATCTGGACGAGCAGGGCTTGGTCAAGGATGCCGCAGGATACCATAAGTCTTTGGCTGTCGCGATGAACCCCGAGAAATTTGCCGAGTTCTTTTACGAGCAAGGCAAAGCGGCTGCGGTGGATGACGTTATGCGTAAGACGAAAAACATCAACATGTCCGAGCGTACCACTCCACAGGCTGTTTCTAAGGGGGAATTCAAAGTTCGGGCCGTGACTCCTACTTCGAGTCGGGGCCTAAAAATTCGTAGTCCAAGAAACAAATCCTAAGAAAAAATGGCTGGTTCAGTCCAAGTAACCCCGGGGTATCAACTCCAACCCAGTTCCGAGCAGGTTCCCCTTGCAACGAACTACATCAACAATTTCGACTTCCTCAATCAGTATCTCCCTGATACTTACGAGAAGGAGTTCGAGCGTTATGGCAACCGTACGGTCTCATCCTTCCTTCGCATGGTTGGTGCAGAGATGCCGTCCAACTCTGACCTCATCAAGTGGGCAGAGCAGGGACGCCTCCACACCAAGTATACAGAGGTAGGTACCGCCGCTGCTCTTGGCGCCGCCGACGCTACGTTCCAAGTCAACGACGCCCTCAACGGTCCAGCAGGTTCGGTCGCTACCGGTAGCTACGACACCATCGCTATTCGTATCGGTCAAACTGTTATGATTGACCAGAACAGTGGCGTTGGCAGTAACAAGGGTATCGTCATTAACGTAGACACCGCCGCAAACACGTTTGAGGTTGCCTTCTACGAAGCCGGTGGTCTTGTTGCCGCAGGTACAGGTGCCGGTAGTTCTGACGTTACCGTATTCATCTACGGTTCTGAGTTTGCTAAGGGCGGCGCCGGCATGTCTGGCTCCCTCGAGGCTGAGGACCAAATCTTCGAGACTAGTCCTATCATCCTGAAGGACCGTTACGCTGTTAACGGCTCTGACATGGCTCAGATTGGATGGATTGAAGTGACCACCGAGAACGGTGCTAACGGATACCTGTGGTACCTGAAGTCCGAGCACGAGACCCGTCTCCGCTTCGACGACTACCTCGAGACCTCTATGCTCGAGGCTGTTCCCGCTGAGGCCGGCTCGGCTGCTGCTTCGGCCACTGTAACGCAGGCTGGATACACCGGTGGTGCTATCGGCAACAAGGGTACCGAAGGCATCTTCTACGTACTGGAGAACCGTGGTAACGTCTGGTCCGGTGGTATCCCCACCGCTCTGGCTGACTTCGACTCTATCATCTCTCGCTTGGATAAGCAGGGTGCGATTGAGGAGAACGTCATCTTTGTCAACCGCGACTTCAGCTTCGCTATCGACGACATGCTGGCTGCACAGAACAGCTACGGTGCCGGCGGTACGAGCTACGGTCTGTTCGACAACGACGAGCAGATGGCTCTCAACCTTGGCTTCACGGGCTTCCGCCGTGGTTACGACTTCTACAAGTCTGACTGGAAGTACCTGAACGACCCAACCATGCGCGGTGGTCTCGCTTCAGGCGGCATCAACGGCATGATGGTCCCCGCTGGCAGCACTACGGTGTATGACCAGATTCTCGGAAAGAACGCCAAGCGTCCGTTCCTCCACGTCCGCTACCGCGCCTCAGAAACTGAGGACCGCCGGTACAAGACTTGGATTACGGGTTCTGCTGGAGGCGCCATGAACAATGAGGTTGACGCAATGGAAGTTCACTTCCTCTCTGAGCGTGCTGTTTGCACCATGGGAGCGAACAACTTCTTCTTGTTCCAAGACTGATTCTGACTCGGATATGGGGGGCACAATGGGTGTCCCCCTTATCCACCCTTAAATAAATTATCATGGAAAATAAAGTGTACCGCCTCACGCGAGGCAAAGCCCCGTTGGCATTTATGATTCCCGGTCGCGGAAGCGCCAACAAACCCCTCCTGTATTGGGACGAAAAGAAAGGCGAGAACCGGCCCCTTCGTTACGCCAGAAACCAAAAGAGTCCTTTCGAGGACGAGCAGGACGGCAATGCAATTGTAGAGCCCATCGTTTTCGAAGATGGTTTTTTGCATGTACCAAAATCAAACCCTGTACTCCAAGAGTTCCTCCACTACCACCCTATGAACGGTGTCAAGTACGAGGAAGTCAATAATGAGCGCGATGCTGGTGCTGAGGTCGAGCAGATGAACCTTGAGCTAGACGCTTTGGTGGAGTGCAAGAACATGAGCATCGAGGCCCTAGAGCACGTATCCCGCATCCTATTGGGTATCGACCCCTCTCGCCTTACTACGTCTGAGTTGCGCCGCGATATGATGGTCTATGTCCGTCGCGACCCTGAGACCTTTATGCGTATAGCCAACGACCCGGACCTGAAGTTGCAGTCTAAGATTCAGAAGTTCTTTGACGATAAGCTTCTGTCTTTCCGCCGCAACAAGACGGAGATTTGGTTCAACGGCCCTACCAACAAGCGCAAGCTTCTGACCATTCCTTTCGGTGAAGACCCTGTGGCTTTAGCCACTTCGTACCTCCTCAGTGACGAGGGTCTGGACACGCTCCGTGCTCTCGATACTTTAATTTCAGAATAGTATCTTCACACGCATGATGAACTTTATGACTATACGTGTTGATTCTCCTTTGAGTGGGGAACCGTACAACGTATACGTCCCCGCAAGGATGGGCGGCGTTGGCACCTATTTCGACGTTAGCAATTATTTAATCGGTGGTTTTTGTGGAAACACCACAAACACCGGGGGTCAACTTGGTCAAACCTATATTAAGATTCCTGACGCGTATCCCTCACGCCCATCTGCGCTTGAAACGATAAATTGGTTGAACAAGATGTATACGGCAGCCAACAGTCCCGGCGCTCCGATGTACGGTGAACCCATTCCTTTTGACTATCCTATCGAGGCTGTTACGATTGGGGACGAAAATGTTGCCCCACCCAAGTAAAACGATATGAATCCAGAATTGAAGTTTTTACGCCTTGACTATTGGGGCGGTCATTTGTATTACAACGACGTTCCATTCCCTGATAGTGCAACGTCACCTTGTCTTCTGTTAAACATCACTGACGTACTGTACGTCGATGAGGGCGACAGCAATGAAGAAATAAAGATTTACTTCAGAGAGGGATACCTAATAAATACTTTACAGTCGTCGAGCACTCAGTATGTTAAGCTTGATTTGGTGGCCTCTCAAGTCGACAACAATGTTGTTATATGGTTGACGGAGCAAATTCGAAATGCTTTTGAAAGCGACTCCGCCATCTATTATCCTCCTACTGCACCGCCAGTTTTGTTTAATACGTACGACCTTACCAGCATTAACAACTAAGCTATGACAGACTTGTATTTTGGGGTAAAGCAGCAAACTGCCGGGTTTAATGCAGACCCAGACCCATACGCGCCCGATGCAGAGTATCAGTTCTTAAACGCCAGCGACACATGGGACTCCGCAACAAATGTTTTGAGTTCAACGGTAACTGATTTCACCACAATCTTTCAGGTAGGAGACTTGGTCTTCAACAGGGACTGGTATACACCTCACGTATATGTTACTGAGGTTACAACCACTACAGTAACCTTTGATGGTGCTATCGGGGGGATGAACGATAACGGGTTTTGCAATCTGTACTTTGATGGGGGTGACATCACAGACCCCGCCAACTACACACCAGTAGAACCTACGTTCGTTGCGTATCGGGATGGAAACCACGATTCTGCATACCTTCTTCAGGTGGTTGATGCCAGCACCACAAACCCAACTAGGTTTACTGCAAAGGGAGGAGCTCCGGACTACGTCCAGTGGTGGTATGATGGAGAGGGGAATAATCCCGGATTGCCGCTCCCTGAATACCGAGTGGTACAAGTGGTTGATGATGTGACGCTGAAGCTTGACAAGCCCGTCGCCTTTGTGCCGGGTAACTATTTTTTCATGGGTCAAGACGGGGTGGTAAGCAGGCTTGCTTTGAAGGACACCCGCCACATGAACATCTTCTACGGGATTAATTACGGCACGTTCGACATCTGGTGGCAACCCTCGAGGCTGCCCGGCGGAAAATGGCTGGAGCCGTGGGATTCATATGTAATTTCTCCGTACAACGCCAATATGGACCAGATGAAAATTCGTATTGATGACATCTGTAACCGTATTGAAAATTTGTGTACGGGGACTTATTCCGACAATTGGGTGGCCATTTTCGATGAGCCCGGCGCTTATATGTATTAAGCCCGACCCTTTGAGTTTTATGAAAAGCCGCCTTCGGGCGGCTTTTTTATCTTTAGGCAATGATTGATTCAGTCCGTCAAACCGTATTATCCATTCTGAACAAGAACAACTACGGATACATCTCTCCCTCGGACTTCAACCTGTATGCTAAGCAGGCACAGCTTGAAATCTTTGAGAGCTACTTCACCGACCTCAACAAGGCCATCAACGCAGAGAACGCCCGCATGTCGGGTACGGAGTATGCGGACATGAGCAAGGGTATCAGCGAAGCCATCAACGTCTTCTCGGTTACCAACCCGCTGACGCAATCCCCCGACCCGGCGACACCAAACGTATTCTTCACCCCGAGCTTAACCACCACGGGCGACGACTACTACCTCCTCAACAAAGTTCTGGCGGGTGACATCGAGGCCGAGCCGGTAAGCCACAGTAAGATTACCATGCTCAACGCGAGCTTGCTGACGGCCCCCTCTACGCAGTTCCCTGCCTACACCTTGCAGGGCGATAGCATCACGGTCTTCCCTGCGACCTTCAACCAGCCGGGCGACGTGCAGGCGCAGTACATCAGGTATCCCTTCGACCCGAAGTGGACGTATGTATCCCTTGTTGGCGGCGAGCCGGTCTTTGACCAGAGTCAGCCTGACTACCAAGACTTCGAGCTGCCCATTGAAGACGAGCCCCGTTTGGTTTATCGCATCTTGCAGATGGCTGGCATGAGCATCCGCGAAGGCGATGTGTATCAGTTCGCTAACGCCGAAGAACAACAACAGTAATGCCGTATATCACAGAGTATCAGTATTACGAGAATAACGGCGCCCTCCCCGAGGATGCCAACTGGGGTAGCTACCAGTACGTCTCGTTGCAAGACATTGTCAACAATTTCATGTTGATGTACAACGGCAACCATTCTTTGGTCAACAACGAGGAGCGGTACAAGATTCTCTTCCACGCCAAGCGGGCTATCCAAGAGCTCAACTACGACGCGATGAAGGAGATTAAGATTCTCGAGCTCAGCGTCTGCGACAACTTGCGCTTTGTGCTTCCTCCCGACTACGTGAACTGGGTGCGTATTTCTCTGTATAAGGACGGAATCCTTCGGCCGTTAACGGAGAACATCCAGACGAACTGGAGCTCGGCGTATTTGCAAGACAACGATTGTCGCATCCTGTTTGACCAAAACGGAGGCATCCTCCGCCCCCAAGACTCGACCATCGACTACGACCGTATCAAGGGTACCAAGCAGAGCATATACCTCAACGAGAACAGCCCCCTCGACGGGGAGCTTGGGTACTGCTACGAGGGCACATGGTATTTCGATTGGGCTATCGGAGCGCGGTATGGCTTGAACACCGAGACCGCCAACGCCAACCCGACCTTTAAGATTGACAAGCGTGCGGGTGTCATCAATTTCAGCAGCGGTATGGCTGACGAGCTGTGCATCCTCGAGTATGTCAGCGACGGCATGGAGAACGGGGACAACAGTCAGATTAGCGTGAACAAGCTCTTCGAGGAGTACGTCTATGCGTACATCCAGTACGCTATCCTTGACGCCAAGCTGGGCGTACAGGAGTACATCGTAGGCCGAGCCCGCAAAAAGAAGACCGCTTTGTTACGCAACGCCAAGATTCGCATGAGCAATATCCACCCGGGACGGTTGCTTATGAACCTGCGTGGTCGCGAAAAGTGGATTAAGTAATGGCAAACCTCATCCGGAACTTCATCAAGGGGCGCATGAACAAGAGCGTCGACGAGCGCCTTGTTCCCCAAGGAGAGTATATCGACGCGCAGAATATCCGTATGGGCTCCACGGAGGAGTCGGAGATTGGAGCGGTAGAGAACAGCAAGGGCAATACCCAGCTCACTACGCTGGTGTACCCCCCTACGGGAACGCCCTTGAGTGACAACGCCACCTGCCTTGGGGCGTATAGCGATGGGGCTAACGAGACCATGTACTGGTTTGTCCACGACCCTGCTTTTACTGAAGGCGCTACGGGCAAGCTTGACCTCATCGTCTCGTACAATATGCGTAGCAATCTGCTTACGTATCACGTAGTTAGCATCGAAGACCCTACTGACCCTACGGGCACAACTACAACCCTCAACTTCGACCCGCAGTATCTTATCACTGGCGTCAATTTGGTTGACGACCTGTTGTTTTTTACCGACGACTTTAACGCCCCTCGGCGCATCAATGTGACTACGGCCTACCCTGAGCCCGTGGCTTTTGTTGATGGTGGTCTTTTGGGCGACGATATCCTCGTCATCAAGCGACCACCCAATGCAGCTCCTGTGGTTACTGCTGTTGATGTGGTGTCCCGCGAGGACTATATGGAGGACAGGTTTCTGTGCTTTGGATACCGTTGGGAATATGCCAACAACGAGTACTCGGCCACGTCACAGTTTAGTGCCCCCATCTTTGAGAGCGAGCCCTTTGCTTTCACTACCGAGTCATACCTCAACGAGGGTATGGTCAACTCCGTTCAGGTATGTGACGTTACTGTACGTACAGGCAGCTCTTTGGTAAAGGGTATCGACATCCTGTTCAAGGAGATGGATGACAATATCATCCGCGTCATTGAGAAGGTGGACAAGGCGGACTCGGCCTTGACGGATAACTCCGACTACACCATTCAGTTTAGCAAGCGGAAGATTTTTACCATCCTTCCCGAGAGCGAGATACTACGGCTGTACGATAACGTCCCACGCCGGGCCAAGGCGCAGACGCTTATGGGCAATAGGATTGTCTATGGCAACTACCTCGAGGGGTACAATATGCGCAACCTGAACGGCCAAACCGTTAAGCTTGGGTTCAATGCGACATTGCTTCAAACGCCATTGGACGCAGAGACCTCGAGTGCTCAGCCTACGTTTTCGGCCCCTAGCTTGCACAGCAATCGAGTCTATGAGATTGGCATTGTGTACATGGACGAGTTTGGTAGGTCTAGCACTGCCCTTGTTGCTCCTAACAATAAGGTTGAGCTAGAGTGTGGCGACTCCATCTTCCAGAATCAGATTCGGGTTACGATACCATCCCTTATGCTGGCTCCGTCGTGGGCTTCTCGATACAAGTTTGTCATCAAGCCTGACACCGACCTGTATGAGACCATCTACACCAACCAATTTTTTGTGTGGCCCGTTCCGGACCCGCTTTTACCTGAGCCTGATGTGATTGATGTTTACTTCTTGCTCGAAGGGGAGAACGCGGCCAAGGTTGAGAAGGGGGACAGGTACATTGTAAAAAGCGACTCCGCTGGTGCGGTCACTTCCTGCACCTATGCTGAGGCGTTAGAAAAGAAAACCTTTGCAGTGGGTGAGCTTGACGATACCGGAACCACCCCTATACCTGCTATTGGTGGTACATATATGAAGATGAACCCGGACTTCGCGTACGGACCAGCGGAGAATTCTAGTGGGCTTGTTCTTCAAAACACAGCTCCCGGGGAGCAATCGGCAGGCACCAACGGAGGCTCGGACCAAAGGACAGAGAACGGTCAATTTGACCCCGGAGACTATCCTGTTCTCGTATATAAGTTCAACGACAAAACCCTTAGTGTCCTCAACCCTGTTCCCGCAGGCAGCCGCATCCGCCTTACGTTCAGCCTTACCCGCCAAGGCCGTGGCGACGGAAGCGGCGGCTGCGAAAAACTGACCCTCGACTTCGACCACACGTGGGAGGTGGAGACGGATTATAATGACATCATAGATTGGTTTTACGGAACTTCCACGCCCAACGACGTGATTGCCACCATCGAGGCAGCGGAAGGATTTACGGGAGACGTCAATGGAAACCCTCCGGAAATGACGGTCTTGCCTGAGTATACCGGACCCGATACAGACACTTTTGGTGTTCCAGCTAATACGGGGACAGTCATGCTATGGACTGACCAAGGTGGCGCGGGAGGCCCATGGCTTGTTATCTACGGCGTTCAGAAATGCGGTGGTGTAAGCGGTGGCAACAGCCCCAACCGTAGGTCTAGGGTCAAGGCGAGCCTTTCTATAACGCGGGCTACACAAACCATCACCTTCGAGACGGAACCCACACCCGCGCTGCCCGACCTGTGGTATGAGTCGAGCGCATCGTATACGATTGACCCATTTGGAAATCACTACGGTAATGTTCAAAATCAAATCAATGCCACGGGGCAGCCGGGCATTGTAGACACGGCTTTCTTCAACTGCTTCAGCTACGGCAATGGTGTCGAGAGCTACAAGATTCGTGACTCGATTAAAGGCAAACCGCTTACGCTTGGCAACCGCGTTACTACGACTAGCGATGAGCGTTTCTCTGAGGTGCGGCGCTTTGCTGACCTGACGTACAGCGGCGTCATCAACGATGAGACGAACATCAATAAGCTCAATGAGTTCAACCTTGGCTTGCTCAACTTCAAGCCACTGGAGGACAGCTATGGGCCTGTAGAGAAGCTGTTCGGTAGGCGCACAGATATCCTCACGTTGCAGGAGGATAAGATTAGCTACGTCTTGGCAGGCAAGAACCTCCTTACTGACACCACTGGCGAGAGCCTGATTGCATCTGTGCCTGAGGTATTGGGTACGCAGGTAGCCCGCGTCGAGGACTTCGGCATCAGCAACAACCCCGAGAGCTTTGCGGAGTGGGGGCCACACAAGTTCTTTACCGACGCCAAGCGGGGTGCCGTCATACACCTGTACGGCGATGGGCAGAAAGAGCAGCTCGAGGTCATCAGCGAGAACGGTATGCGGAGCTGGTTCCGCGATATGTTCATTGCCGACTTCAACACGCAGAAGCTCGGTGGCTACGACCCGTATATGAACGAGTACGTCTTGGCCAGCAACGAGATTTTCTTGCCGGGTCAGGAGGATTGCATCGAGTGCAATACGATACAGACGTTCTTGCTTACTCCGACTGAGCAAAGTTTCTGCGTGAATTTGGGCAATACCGTTGGACCCGTATCTGTAGACTACATTGTCGTTGAAGCTGAGGCTGGCGACGAGGCTACCATTACCACCACATACCCCAACACGCCCTCTGGTACTAGTGTAATCACCGGTCCTATTACGTCTACCTCTCAGCCCTCGGTTCCTGACGTCAACAAGAATTCGATTACTGACAACAGCGTTGGTATAGACCTTAACTACACGGGCTCAGGGCGGTTCATCATTCAGGTTCAGGTCAAGTGCCCCAATGCACAAGACTTAAACGTCCGCTTGATTACAGTCAGCCGAGACACCTACCGAGGCCAGTCTATCCACAGCGAATTCCAGTGGCAAGACGGAACTTTCGTCTCGCCCTTGAGTAGTACTGCTGTTACGTTTGATGGTGGCGTCAACCCCATCATCTCTGACTGGCAGGAGTACACCGTATCTCAGGGTAGCAACCTAGGCCCGATTGACGGCAGTACGGTTACGATGATGTACAACCGCCTGAACCCCGACAACTACATCCTGCGTGCTGTTGATAGGTTGGGCCTGCTTCGGAGTAGCACGAACTACACGCAAGCTGATATCGTCACCCTCCTTGCGGACCCCGCGCTAACAAAACTCGCCCCCACCGGCGCTGACCCCCTGTACACGGCTGACTTCTTGATGCCAAACACTACCGACGAGTACCTCTATCTAATCTGGGATTATTCGAACGGCTCGACACCTCCGCCTGCAAGCTTTTTGCTCGACACCTATACGGGCGCGGCTGCGGGGTATTCGGTGCGGCGCATTGCGTCCTCGGCTACCAACCTCATGCGCATCCGTGAGGACTCAGGCGATACGGAGACGGACATCGGATACGACTCCAATGGAGATTTGGATTTGGCGGCCATCGCGTCCCATTGCGGGAGCGCGAACGGGTACGTGGTCACGTGGTACGACCAAGCAGGCTCGAACAACGCCACGCAAAGCACAACAACCCAGCAACCGCAGATATACAACGGCACTGCGGTGATTACCGAGAACGGGAAGCCGGCGCTCAGTTTTAGCACCGACACGTTTGATTTTACCATAACTGGCAACGCTAATAATTTCAGTTCCTTTACGGTTGCCACTAATGACGCCACTACAAGCAGCCACATGCAGTTTGCTTTGAGTATTTCGCCTAGGTGGTGGCATTGGTACCAATCAGGCAACGCACAATTTTGGTATGGTAACACCTCTATTACTCACAGTGCTTACGATCAAAGCCAGCACCTTAGCACGATGATTGCCGGCAGTACATTGGGCCATGCTGGTTTTTGGATTGACAATGTCAAAGCAAGTACCACGGCAACGTTGAATACTAGCGCTTTTGATGGAAGCGAAAAGATTGGAGACTATCCAACTGGCGGCAATCCGTGGGATGGCACAATGCAAGAAATAGTATTGTGGCCAAGCGACCAAAGCAGCAACCGCACCGGCATAGAGACAGACATCAACGGGTATTTCTCGATTTATTAAGACATGGCAACCGTATACCTCCCCGTAGAAGCGACGATTCCCGGAATGGATTCCGCAGAACGCGCCGAAGCTATCGACCGCGAAGTGTGGCGCCTACGCCGCCCGCTGTCGGTACAATCCCCCAATGACGTCACCCAATTCTACTACCCGCGCATCACCCACCCCACGACGGGGCAGGTGGCTATCGTAGGGCAGACAGATGAAGAGGTGAAAATCCACCCGGACGTGGACCTCACCAACCTCCTCGCACTCCTGCCGGAAGTGCCGCAAGCGGAGAAGGATGGGCTGGTGGCATACATCGACGCCAATCGTGGCGGCACCGTACCCTTTGGGCAGCTCATCCCGTCCACCTCGACCCAACTCACCGAGGTCGAAGCCGAGGCGGAGGGGTGGTTGCCTGACCCTATTGACCCATAATGCCTAACTACACGCTGACATATAGCCCGCCTGCTGAGGGTTGGCCTTCGTTCTACTCCTTTGAGCCTGAGTGGATACAGGGTATGAACCAGTACCTGTACACGTTCAGCGGTGGCAATGTTTGGAGGCACAACACTAACGAGGTGCGCAACAACTTCTACGGCCTACCCGTAGACGGGGAGGGCGAGCCGGCAGCATACCCCAGCACCATCACGAGCGTCTTCAACGACGAGCCTATCGTCAACAAGATTTTCAAGACGTTGCAGTACGAGGGCAACAGGCCGTGGGCAGCGACGATGACCAGCGACCAGCAGGACGGACGCTTTATCGACGTAGGCTACTTCGAGCGCAAGGAGGGCGACTGGTTCGCGTTTGTACGTACGGTGAACAACAACCCCGCCGAGCCCGACGACTACGCCCTGCGCTCCCTCAACGGTATCGGCAAGAGCCAGACGGTGGTAGGTAACGTAGTCAACTTCCCGCTCACCGTAGATATCGGAAGCATCTTGAGTGTCGATGACTATTTCTACTATGCCCTTCCTCCTGACTATGACACCATCACTTTCGCTGGCGTGGTGACCAATATCGAGGTCGACCTCCCCGCTGGCATCAACCGCGTCACCCATGACGGCAGTGGTGTAGCCCCCGGCATCAACGACCCGCTTTGGGTTGGCATCAAGAACCAAGTGGCAGAGTCGCACGGCTTGCTTGGGCACTATGGAGTCTTCACCCTGACCAATACCGATACAGATGCTGTAGAGCTGTTTGTAGCGCGGTCGGAGGTGATGAAGTCGTATCCCGGGTAAGCCTTACTTTTATAGTTGATGGAAGAGATTCTGCATAACATCCATACTCAGCGCGGTTTGCTTTGGGAATCCATTGAGGATTTGCAGAAGGCGCTCGTGGGTTTGAATGAGACTGTAGAGCACCATACCGAAGCTATGCAGGCTCTGATGCCTGTGACACATAAGCTGGAGAACGGCCTGTATACGCGTGAGATTTTCATGCCTGCCGGCCAGCTCGTCGTAAGCTTCATCCACAAGCAGAACCACCCGTCCTTCTTCTTGGAGGGTGAGATGTCTTTGCTGATGGATACAGGTGAGGTCAAGCGCGTCAAGGCCCCTATGGTAGTACATACCGAGACGGGCACGCAGCGGGTGGCGTATATCCATGAGGATGTACGGTGGGCGTGCGTGTATCGCACCGATGCCAAGACCATTGAAGAGGCGGAGAAAGAGGTGTATACCATGGACTTCCGGGAACTTCCGGAGGCCGTAATTCAAAAGAAACTATGTCAGGAGTAATTCTAGCTACAGGCTTAGGTGCTTTCGGCGCCACTGCGGCAGCGAGTGTTGGGACGGGTGCTATGATAGCCGCCGGTATCGGCGCGGGCACGACCATTTACGGCGGCGCCAAGTCTTTCAGCGATGCCAACAAGGCACGCAAGCGCGGTGAGGCTGCGCAGCGGGCAGCGGACAAGGCTATTGAAGAGGCGAGGAAGCGCGTCGATGTGAACGCCTACGAGCAGTTGTCCATTGCCAAGGAGCCGTACGAGCTTATGCGTGAGGCGCTCCTCGTTTCTGGGGCCACGGGCTTGCAATCCGCTGTCGAGGGCTCAAGCCGTGGTGCGGCAGCTACAGCGGGCCGCATCCAAATGGCGCAGGGACAGCAGCAGGCGGCCATCCGTGCCCAGCAGGCTCAGCAGATGGATGAGCTGAATAGGCTCGTGGCTGACGAGGACAAGCGTCGCCAGCAGCAGCTTGCGGGTATCGCCATGGAAGAGGCGGCGGGAGCACAGGAAGCTATACGCGACGCCGAGGAGGACCGGGCGGCCTACATCGCTCAGGGCGTGGGTACGCTGGGCAGTATCGCCGAGGGGTTGAGCAGTAGCTATGCGGAGGGGAACTTTGGTAAGGCTAACACGCGCCGTCAGCAACGCCTTGCAAAAGAGGCT